ACGGCGTTCAGCTTGTCGCCCCACAGGTTGATGTTTTCGCCCGTGAACTGCAGCTCGAAGCGCAGCGAGGGGGACCAGGAGGAAGGCATCAGACGATCACGGCTCCCGTGTCTTGGCGGATCCAGTGGACCCCGTTGGAAATGGCCAGCACGTCCAGGTCGGCGACCAGGACCAGGCTGTTCGGATAGGCGCCCGCCGGCGGCAGGCTGGCCTGCGCCACGGCGAACACCGCCTGCGGCCGGCCGGGCGCCTGCAACTCACGCAGGGCCTCATGGAAGGATCTCAGCGTCGCGCGCACGCTCTCGGGCGCGCCGGGGCCGGGCGGTATCAGCATGAGGCGGCCAGCACCTGCGCCAGCTCCGTCGACAGCGTCACGCCCGACCGGCTGCGGGCGTCGAGCAGGTTCAGCTCGTCGATCGCGCGCTCGAGCCGCAGCTCGTAGGACGCCGCCAGTTCCCCATCGCGCAGATAGGGCGCCGCCTCGCAAAGGGTCGCGAACAGATAGACGTCCGGCGCCTCGGCCAGGATCGCGTTGGTCGGCGCCGCGTCCGACAGCCGGACCTTGCTGCGCATCCGCAGGACGAGGTCGTAGGTCCGGTCCGCCGGACGATCGAAGGCGATGGCGCCCCCGTCCACCGCCCACGCCGCCGGCTCGCCGCGCAACGACACCGCGCCCAGCAGCGACGGCTCGACCAGGCGCAGCGCCTCCCGCCCCTCCGGCCGGACGAGCCACAGCCGCAACGGCTCGGCGAAGCCCGTCGGCAGGGCAAGCGTCCGCGCGCCGACCCCCAGCATCAGCGCCGCCTCCGTTTCGGCCAGCCTGGCCCGCAACACGCGGTTCAACCGCGCCTCGGCCAGCGTCACGAACTCGGGGATGCGCGGGCTCAGGTCGTCCCGCACCAGCCAGTTCGCCGCCGCTGCGCACAGCTCGGCGTATGTCGTGATCGCCATCGCGAACCTCGCATGAAAAAAGCCGCTCGAGGCGGCCGGAAAACGAATCGGGAAATGTCGGGATCGGCTCTGCCGGCCGTCGGCTCAGCTCGCGGACGAGCGCTTGTCCAGGCTGCGCAGCCCCGCCACCACGCCCGACAGGCTGGCCGCGACGGCCAGCTTCTCAACCGTCACGAAGGGCACGAAAACCCCGGCGCAAACCGCCACCGTCGCCGCATAGATCGAGAACGGCCGCGCCGCCTGCCGGAAGATGTCCAGAAACGACGGGCGTCCGATCATCGCGTATCCGAGCCCATGTTACGGAGCCGCATCCAATCGGAGATATTCAGCCCATCCCCCAGTGTTGGCCGTGCAGAAAGTGGCTTCTTTAGCCGCGGCTTGGGATCGTGTTCCACATGGATATGGTCGTTTGATGGATTTTTGGGAAATTTCTCAAAATCTACGTAGTAGTCCGGGCCAATCCTGCTTTGAAGAGATTGGGCGATAGCCTCGCATTGGGCGTCGGAAAGATTGTTGCACCGAAGATCGATCGCCTCATTCGAGTAGTGTTTAGACCCGGCTTTGTGTTTGCGGTCGTTACCTGAAGTCACCACGGGTGTCGGCCCGTTGTGTTCTCGCCACGAGCTTTCAATGTGTGGGTAGATCTGCGTGATTTGCGGACTTAAATTCTTCACGCGCGCTGAAGGCTTGAATCCAATTCGCGGCGTGGCTTGGCGCTCCGCTGAGTTGGCGTTTGGCGACACCAGCCAGCGAATTCCGGATTCCGGGCGCAGGTAGTCGCTCGGTCGAATGACCGTCATAGAAGTACTCCGTGGTTTTAGGATTGCGCGCGGGGCGCTATCAGTCGCTCAGGTAGACGGTCGCGAACTTCGCGCCGTCCCAAAAGACGATGGAATATGAGGCCTCGGCCGAGCTAACGCCGACCGCCGCGAAGCGCGTCCGCACCTCACGCGGCTCGCCGACCGCGCAGGACGGGCCATAGCCCTTGGCGCAAGCGGTCGTGAACGTCCCCGTCGGCTCGACGCTCAGGACGATGTCCTGCATGCCCTCGGCCAACGCCACATCGGCCGGCTCATATCGGCCGGTCGCCGCCCTGCGGACGAACAGGCGAAACTCGCCTCGTGCGTCGTCCACCAGCAGCGCTGCCCGATCGGCCCGGCCATCGCCGTCGAAGTCGCCCTCCACGGCGTGGATTGGCTCACGCCATCCGGCCGGCGGGTCTTGAGCCAAGGCGCACCCGAACCAGGACACACTGATGAGTGCGGAGAGAGCGGCCAGCTTCATGAACAAAAATCGAACACAAAACTCGCCGCCCAGCAAGCGCCCTAGTTGTTGGCCAGGCGGCAGGCCAGTTGCGGCCGCAGCGTCTTGTAGCCGTAGAGCACGTCCAGCCGGCACGGGAACTTGTCGCTGTTGATGTCGTACTGGCGCACGATCCGCATCGAAATGCCGTCGAACGCCTCACGCGCGGCGAAGTCCACGCCCCGCGGCATCACCATGTCCGCCGTCGCGAACGCGAACGCGCCCTTCTGGTAGGCCAGGCTGATCCCGTGCGCGGTCGAGGCCGTGCCGGCGAAGGTGATCGCCGCGCCCGCCGCCGGGCTGCCGGAGACATTCTGCGCCGCGCCGGTCACGACGATGGCCGGGCTGATCGTCCAGGTTCCCGCCCCGCCGGCCGCGTCGGCCACGGCCACGAACTGCTGCGGCTGACCCGTCGACTGCTTGGTCTCCGGATGCACGCGGTTGACGCCGGCGATGGTGAAGACGTCGCCCTGCTTGATCGCGCCCGTGCCGGTGTTGACCGCCAGGCCGGCGCCCGTCTGGCTCGCACCGTTGACCAGATAGCCCGCCCCCGCGCCCCGCAGGTGCGACGGCCACAGCGTGTTCTCCATGAAGTCGAAGCCGGCCGTGCGGCCCATGTAGCCTTCGCGGTTCTGCTTGGTGATCGTCGCCTTGTCGTTGAACAGGCCCTTCAGCGCGTCCACCAGATCGACGTTGTCCTGGGTGTTCAGGTTGCAGGTCCGCCCGGCCAGCGGGGCCAGGTTGTCGACCAGGATTTTCCGGCCCTGCAGGATCTTGGCGAACGTCGCCGGCTGCGCGGCTGCGCCCACCTGGTTGTAGACGTCCTTGTACATGCTCATGGCGTCGGCCTCGATGTTGGCCGCCAGCACGCTCATCGCCGGCTCCAGCACGCGCTCGGAGAAGTCGTCCAGGTTCATCGTCAGGTCGACCGAGGTGAAGTTCAGGTCGACGCCCTTCTGCGTCTGCACCTTCAGGTCCACGGCGCTTTCCGTGGTGTCCTGGGCGGCCAGCGTCGCGCCGGTCCGCACCGTGTACTGGTTCGGCAGGCGCACCTTCAGGGTGTCGCCGACCTTGGCGCCCTGGCGTGCGAAGCTGTCGTCGTATTCACGCGTGATCGAGCCCACGAAGTTGAGCTTCTGGTGCAGCACGCGCAACGCCTCCCGCGTCACCGCGGTCGCGGTCAGGATCGTATTGGGCATCTGATGTCCTTTGGAATGGTTTGAGGTTTTCGCCGCGCGAAAGCCCCCGAGGCGCGATGCGACGCGCGTGCTCAGGCGGCCGGCCGGGGCCGGCGGCATTGGTTGGTTTCAGTCCGAAAAGCCGGCCCGCGTCCTCGGGCCCCGCGTCCGGAAGCGAGCCTCCGACGGAGCCGAAACAGGCCGGTGATAATGTTCAGTGAGGCCAAGAACCCCGTCAGATCACGGCCCGGGGGTTTCGCTCCAGCGGCCCTGGCCCCAGTCGATCCAAGTCTCCCGCACGGCCAGCCGATCGGATCCCCCGACCGTCAAACGCCAAACATTCGTGCCTAGTCCACCCGAGACATAGTCGAGTTCGCCGACCGCGAGTTGCCGTCCAGCGACGTCTTGAACCGTCAGAACGAAAGCGTTGTCCGAGCTTGGAATCTGCACCCGCAGATCGTCGCAGCGTCCCCGACAGATTTGCTGGATGCGGTTTCCTCGGTCATCGCGCGCGGTGATCCGCGCTACTCCGTGATCAGCGGCTTCCGCTCCCCGGGTCACCAACTCGACGGTGTATTTCGGCTGCCAGAGATCACTGTTGATCGAAAGCCGGACCCAGCCGGCGATCAGACTGAGCGGGACAAGACCGATCAGCAGTCCGATGGCGAACGCGCCGATGCGACGCCGTTTAGGTGGCGCTTCGCTCATACGCTCACCTCGTCGCAAGCGTCCAGGCACCGTTGCTCGAACCGGGCGCCGCCTCGGTCGAAACTTTCGAAGCCATCCAGTCGACCACCGTCGAGGAATGGGCTTGGGGGCTGACGGGTGGTCCCCCCGTGCATGATTGACCATGCGACGACGACGGCCAGCACCAGACCGACGAGGAGCCCGCCGCAAAACTTCAAGCCGAGAATCAAACCGCGCATCGATCCCCTCAATCTAGCGAGGGTATGCGAACATATGGCGAACGAATGTCAAGCCTTCACTTGGCCGGAAGGCGGCGCTGATAAGGCGCTTCATAGGGGACCAGACCGCCCGGACTCAGCTGCAGGCGTCTCGCATCCACTGGTCGGCCATCTCGCGCGGCCCAGCGCCCCTCGGCATTATTCCGCAGATCCATCAAACCTTCGGAAGGAGCTTGGCCGTGCCAATTCTCCCTCGCGTGTTCCTGAAGGAAAGGTGGTGCATAACGCTGCGCCCAAACCGGGATGCTGTTGTCGATCTCGTGGCTTCCGCCCGCAAGATAGGCGGTGAGCGGGTCGATCTCCGCCGCGAGCCGACGGGAAAGCTCGGCATGGCGCATTGCGTCGCCGGCGTCGTTATGGCCGGCCAAACCGCCCATCTCAGCCTTGATCCGCTTTGCAGCTTCGTACTTGGCCGGCAGGTCCCACCATTGCTTTTCGGGCGCCCGACGCGGCGCCCGCGCCACGACCGACTGTTCTCTGACACTAAGCTTGTACGGGGCCCCATCACCGCCCCCGCGTCATCTGGTCGTTCCGGCGGGCCATCCAATCCTTGACCGCCAGCTCGTCGCGCACGCCGCCGCCGCCCGGCGCCGAGCCGGAGACGGTCAGCGCCGGCCGCAGCTCGCGGGCCCGCGCCACGCCCTCCTGCCGGCCGGCTTCGTCGGCCCGCCAGGCCTTGTGCAACAGCTTCCACAGCCGCGGGTCCGCCGCCTGCGCCAACTCGTCCAGCGTGACGCCGAACGCCTGGGCGTAGTCGACCAGCTTGGCCGCCGTCTCCGGCGACCAGCCCTCGATCTCTTCGGCGAGCCTGCGGCCCGTTTCGGCCATCCGCCCCGCCGCCGCGCGGGCGGCGCGGACCTCGTGCAGTTCGTCGGCCTGCGCCAGCGCCCGCGCCAGGCTCTGGCGCCCGGCGTGCAGCTCCTGATACCGGCCGAACATCCGCCGCGCCTCCTGCGGGTCCTCGGCGGCGAACGCGTCCCAGTCGACCTGCGCCAGTTCTCCGAGATGCTCGTCTAGCACCGCCAGTTGCACCCGCTCGCGGCCTTCGCCGGCGCCGATACCCCGGGATTGGGCCCACCCCTGCTCTGCCAGCGCCGCGCGCTCGGCCTCCAGGGCCCGCCGCTGCTCGGCCAGGTCCTGGGTCTTGCGGGTATAGTCTGCCTGCCGCAGGAAGGCGCCCTTCAGCGCCGCCGGGATCTCATAGACCTCGCCGTCCAGCTCGATCCGCAGCGTCTCCGCCGCCTCGTCCCCATCCTCGGGCGCCTCGCCCTCCGGTTCGGCGGCCTCCAGGCCGAGTTTCTCCGCGCGCACGAGGTCGCCCTCGCCCGCCATGATGGCGTCGTCGTTGTGCATGGCTGTCCTGTTCTGAATTGCGCCCCGCCCCGCGGGCAAAGGCCTCGCCGCCTCAGCGGCCGTTGCGACGCTGCGCGGCGTTGCGGGCGTCGTTGACGCGCTTGGTCTCTTCCATTCGGCGGCGGTTCTCCTCTCGCCACTCGAGCTCGTCGTGAATCTCCGCGCCGGCGTCGAACAGGTATTCGCCCATCCGCGTGCCGGCCTCGGACGCGATCAACGACCCGACCGGCCCGAAGGCCGATCCGGCCAGGCCGCCTGCAAACCCACCCGCTGCGCCCGCGAGCCCGCGCGCCTGGTCACGCGGGGTGTCTGCGCTCATGGCCTTTCCGACGCTGTAGAGTATGGCTGGCCCGCCCTTCACGCCTTTCAGGATCATCCGGGTGGCCTTTGGCGCATTGGCCGGCAGCTGTCGCTCGACATGACCCCAAAGTTCGTCCCGGGCCTCCAGCGCGCCATCCACGACCTTCTCCGCGATGAAGCGCCGACGCTCGTCTCTCATGATCTCAATCCTGGTTCTGCTGTTGTAAGAACGAGTGTCGGGCGGCAGTGTGGAACACGTGAGAAGCACGCCGACCCCACCGCCGACCCAAGGGGTGCTGGACAGACCCTTGGCAGTCCCGGTCTCAGCGATCCCCGGCACGGAATTCTCGGACGAACACACGGCTGCGCTCGAGCGTGACGCCGTGATCCGGACAATTCCTGGCCGACGTCCCGACGAGCCGCTGCCGTCCGCCCGCGACGGGGGCTTGGAACGGGTCACCGACGGTTGGCGCTCCTACCTCTTTGTTGTCACCAGCGTCTTATCTTGGATGGGTGAGCTGCTTCACCCCGGCGAATTCCGTGTTCAGATCGCCTATCTGAGCTGGCTGATGACCGTCCCGTTCAACAGCTTTCGCGTCATCGACCGCGTCCGCTGGCGCCGCCCGCGCGGCGATATGCGTCGCGCCGAAGCCGGGGTGGCGTGCGCTTTCGCGCCCTGGCTGCTGTTCATCCCGCTCTGGGACGCGCTGACGACCCGCGAGGCCTTGGTGCTGGCCTATCCGGTTATCGTAACCTGGACCTGCGCCTTCTGGTGGCTGGCGCTCGACAGTTGGTGGCCCCACCGTGGACCGAGGTACTGGATTGCCCTCTCGATTGGAGCGGCATGCGCCGCCGGCCTTCTCGCTGTCGATGGCTTACTGATCTGCTGGCGGCTGGCCCAGACATTCTCAGACCCGCTCGGCGATCCGGCGCTGGCTTCCGTCGGCATTCTTCTTGGCGTCGGCTTGGTGGTCGCGGGCGTCCGCGGCGTGCGTCGTTTCGTAAGGCATGTTCGTGGGCAGTGGGTCGAGGCTCGCGCCGAAACAACGACACCTTAGGCAAGGCCGGTTCCATTCGCGCTATAAGCCCCTCCGAGTCGTCCAAGCCCACGGAGTCGCCATGTCCCTCACCCTGCACCAGGCCTCGGTCCCGGTCTTCACCAAGGGTCTGAAGGGCCTGGCCACCGTCCTGCGCAAGGCCGGCGCTCACGTGCAGACCAAGGGCTTCGACCCCGCCGCCCTGCTGCAGGCCAGGCTCTATCCCGACATGTTCCCGTTGGTCCGTCAGGTGCAGATCTGCACCGACTTCGCCAAGGGCTCGGTCGCCCGCCTGGCCGGCGAGGAGCCGCCCGCCTGGAACGACGACGAGACCACCTTCGAGCAACTCATCGCCCGCGTCGAAAAGGCCGCCGCCTTCGTCTCCGCATTCGGCCCGGAACGCATCGACGGCGCCGAGGATCGCGACATCGCCCTGACCCGCCGCGGCGAGACCAGCATCGTCAAGGGCCAGCCCTACCTGCTCGAACAGGCCGTCCCGAACTTCTACTTCCACCTTACGACCGCCTACGCGATCTTGCGCCACAACGGCGTCGAGGTCGGCAAGAAGGACTATCTCGGCCTGACCTGATCGCAGGGCGCCTCAGCGACCGTAGCGACGGCGCAGGCCCGCCTCGCGCCGACTACGCGTGGCCAGCCGGCGAGCGACACCGGATGTGCTGCCGACGCTAATAGCCGATCCGCCGCTGCTGCGCGTTGCGCGCATTGATGGCGCGCTCCGTGGCGCGCCGCTTGCGCTCGTTGCGCTCTTGCCAGTCGTCGTACATATCTTCGGCCAGCGCTTCACCGAGGTTGCTTCCGGCGATGCCGCCGGTGAGCCCGCCCGCCGGGCCTGCGATCATAGTGCCTACTCCTCCGAGAAGAAGGCCGCCGCCGAAGCCGCCGACGATCCCCGCCGTCGCCCGCCATTTGTCCTCCTCGGACAAGAACTTGTAGACGTACACCGGTGCTTGGGCGCTGGATCTGATGATCGCCCGCCCAAGAGGTTTGGCCGCCTCCAGTCCGTTGGTGTACGCAAACTCCAGAACATCTCCGCTCACGTCGATGATGCCCTCCGCGACGGCTTGCCCAGTCGTGCGAGGGGGCTGGCGGTCGGCCATGATCAATCTCCATTTTGACGTTGATGTCGCCGCTCCACAGCGGCACCTTGAACGGATGGGGAACGACAAGCCGCAGCTCGTGACCGACAATCCGCTCGACCGCCCGTTGGAAACCGGGGTCTCGGCGATCCATGGCCTGGACCGCGACGAGTACGGCGAGGCCGAAGCGTTCTGGTACGAGAAGGCCGGGCTTCCCCCGACGCGGGCAGGCCACGCCTCTTCCCATCTGGAGCGGACACTCGAATACACGGACTGGAAAGCCGATCACACACGTGAGGGCCGCTTTTCCAAAGGCACGGCCCGTCTGACGTATCAGTGGACAGACCGAGCCGATGGCCTCCTGTGGTTCCCGCTGCTTTGGC